GGTTTAATACCTGCCGTTATGATCAGTCATTATTTCGATGTTCCTATGCATACCTTAAAAATTAGTCTAAGAGATGAGGCTGAAGAAGATTGCGAAAGTAATCTTTGGATGGCCGAACATGCATTAGGTTATCCTAAATCAGAAATATCTATAGAAGATGATTCCGATGTTTATAATATATTAGATGCAGCAGGTGCATTGTTAGAGGCAGGAGATTCATATAAAAATATTTTAATTGTTGACGACATCAACGACTCCGGAGCAACATTGAATTGGTTAATGAAAGACTGGCAAAGCAGTTGTTTGCCGGATGATCCAGATTGGCAACATGTATGGAACAATAATGTAAAGTTTGCTGTTATAGTAGATAATCTGTCCAGTAAGTGTAATGTTAAAATGGATTACATAGGATTTGAAGTTAATAAGGCAGAAAATGATGTATGGGTTGAATTCCCTTACGAGGAATGGTGGACAAAATGATAGATGCTAAGGTAAAGGTTCATTGCACAGATAACGGAAAAAATTTTGATATGCATGTTCTTAGTTACAAACCTAAAACATTTTTAGAAGTAGCGTTTGAAACTCTAAAAATACGTATGATGTATAAAGAAAATACTCGTGCATTTGTAGGAAACTTAGCCGGTAGAGAGTTTGTAATCATAGAAGACGCTCTGCCTAAAGATCGAAAGGAGTTTCAAAGATGAATTATTGCGTAATGAAAAATGAACCAGAATTTTTAGAAGATTCAACAGCACCCTGGGATAACATAGTTGAAGAAGATTACCATGTAAAGGTATTCGCAGACAAATATCCAGTTACTGATGGACATCTTCTGTTCGTGCCTAAATACAACACCGTGGCTGTTTTATTAGATGCTTTTGAAGATGCTGTAAGAGACGGTATGCGTATGGTCGAAAACGGTCAATGTGACGGATTCAATATAGGATTTAATTATGGTAAAGCGGCAGGACAGACTGTAGGTTGGCCTCATGTACATCTCATTCCAAGGCGTACAGGAGACATGGAAGATCCGACCGGTGGGGTCCGACATGTAATTCCGGAAAAAGGAAATTATAAAAAGTGGTAAAAAATAGAATTTTGTTTATTGGCGATAGTCATACAATGGGCTACAAATCTAAACCCGGAAAACAAGGGGCGGGTAGTTTTAGCCAATGGAATGAAAATAATTTTGCTCAAATCTATGGGGAAGAAAATAATCAACCTATAGTCATTTATGCTATGTCGGGTGCAACCAATAGATTATACACCGATTGGTTAAAGAGTATGTTTCAAACATATAATGACATATCAGATGTCTTTATTTGTCTAGCGGCATTCAATAGATTTATTATCGCTATAGACGATCTTAGAGACGAGGGATGCGTTCCTTTGGATTATTTTAGATATAAACTTCCAGACGACACCGAATCTTTACATCGTTATTTTGATGTAGTTATAAACAACAACAGAATGCAACTGTTAAATAAATCTACCTACAATGATTATGACAATTTTCCAGGAGCAGAATTCAATGAGGACGACGGTTTAATAAAACCTGATTTGCGTAAAAATACATTTATGCAAGTTAAATTATTTTTTGAATTGAATACATTTATAGAAAAACGAGAATTTTTAAACGCTGTATACACCTGGGATAATATTTGTGCAGACCATAACGCTAATTTACATCTTTTTAATTTTACCGAACGTCTAAAATTTCCTAAACAATTTGACTATTACGGAAAATTAAAAACAACAAAAATTGCGCCCAAGACCATTGAAAAATATTTTTCTGAAAGATACATAAATCACGAAAATTATTTCATAGAAGACAAAGAACACTATAACTACGAATACCATAAAAAAATAGCACAAGAATATATCCCATGGCTGGTTCAACAACCAAAATACTAATCGCCGGAGACAGTTTTGCTGCTCCTTATCCTAGAGCCAAGTCAGGTTGGCCTAATCTTATTGCAGACCAATTCAAAACAACAAATATTGCACAAGCAGGGGTTAGTGAATATAAGATATTAAAACAAATACAATCTATAAATTTAAATCAATATGATTTAATTATTATTTCTCATACTAGTCCTAGCAGAGTTCATATAAAGAAACATCCTATACATACAACAGACCTGCATAAAAATTGCGATTTAATTTATACAGACATAGCAGAAAAAAATCATTGGTTTAACAAATCAGTACTAGCCGCAAAACTTTTTTTTAAACATATCTACGATGACGAATATCAAACCGATCTATATAATCTTTTAAGAAAAGAAATTAATAGTCTAATTCATATTCCGTATATCAGCCTAGGACACGTTCCTATAGTATCTAAATTTCAAATAGAAGAAAATTTTTTAGACTTTTCTTCTATTTGGCCTCTTTACAAAGGTGATACAAACCACTATAATAATGAAGGTAATCTCGTAGTCTATGAATCAGTAATTAAGGAGATAGAACGTGTCCTATCAAGATAAAGATATATCGGCAGGAACAAAATGGATAAGTCCGGATCATAAAGTATTTCAAGTTATAGATGTAGTTGAAATTGAAAACCAAATATGGGTATACTACAGAAAATACAATTCTCATCCGGACGATTGTAGAGAATTTAGTTGCTTTAAAGAAAGTTTTTTACTAAGATTTACAAAGATAATAAATGAATAATCTCGTCGAAGTATTTTGGAAAAATCAGAGCAATACCTGGTGGAATGAAACCTGTGCAAATATCATTGAAGTATTTGGTTTACCGGGTAATAGATACAGCACCGAAGTCAGTGCAGATAGTATGAAATTTTTTTTCGTCGATGACAAAGATGCTTTTATGTGTAAAATAATGATAAGCGATCAACTATGAAATTTTTTGTTGGATTCGTTGTTGCCTGTGCAGCATGGATTCTAATTATATTTCTTTCAAACTTAGAAATAAGTCACTATAGAGTTTATGACTGTGGAATGGCAGAATGGCACCCTGATATTCCGGCACGAGTGAAAGAAGAATGTAGAAGAAGAGCATATGAGGAGTGGAAAAATGAGCACCAAAAAAGAACAATCTAAATCTTGGATTTTGACAGTAGAAGAAGATCCAGATACAGGTGACGGAATATTAACTTTTCCGCAGGACCTTCTTGATGAGACTGGTTGGAAAGAAGGCGATACCCTTGAATGGATTGATCTCGAAAACGGGGCTTGGCAATTAAAGAAAAAGGTAGTATAATAATATTATGGAAAAAATTAAACTAGCAGAACTATTTTACAGTATACAAGGCGAAGGACGTTATATGGGTGTTCCTTCGGTATTCATGCGTACTTTTGGATGTAACTTTAAATGTGCCGGCTTTGGTATGCCTCAGGGAGAACAAAGTATCGAGGCAGATACTGTTGCTCAAAAAATTAATCTCTATCAAACCTACGAAGAACTTCCGTTAGTATCTACAGGTTGTGATAGTTACGCATCATGGCATCCTGCGTTTAAACATTTAAGTCCGTTTTATTCTCCAGACGAAATAGCAGAAAACATTATGAAGATTCTTCCGTATGGAAAGTGGGAAGATGAACATCTTGTTATTACGGGAGGTGAGCCTTTACTAAAATGGCAAAACATTTATCCGGAACTCTTAAATCATCCTAAAATGCAGAATCTCAAAGAAATTACTTTTGAAACTAACGGAACCCAAAAACTCACAAACGAATTTAAAAATTATCTTATAAATTGGGGCATGGAACATAGGGGTTATCATAAGTTAACTTTTAGTGTAAGTGCTAAACTAAGTTGCAGCGGTGAGGCTAGAGAAATTGCTATTAGGCCAGATGTAGTAAGAGAATACGAAGAAGTAGGGTATACCTATCTGAAATTCGTTATTGCTACTGAAGACGATGCTGAGGAAGCATTAGAAACTTTAGATATTTTTAGGGCGGAAGGATTCAGCGGTCCTTGTTATTTAATGCCTGTGGGCGGAGTAGAGAGCGTTTACACTTTGAATAACCGTCGAGTAGCAGAACTGGCTATGAAGAATGGGCTTAGATATTCTGATCGACTACAGGTACCACTATTTAAAAACGAATGGGGGACTTAATGAAAGTTATTAAAAAATTATTTGGTTTAGATAAGATCGAAGCCAATATTGAAGAAGCAAGACAGGCATTAGAAAAAGCAAATCAACTTAAAGAAGAAGCCGAAAAGAATCTCGCAGAGATCGCCCAAGAACAAGAATTGGCTAAACTAACTCCGAAAGATCGGGCTAGTCGTAAGAAAGAACCGTGGGTCGGTGTATTAAATACGCATGTTAATCAAGACAATATCAGAAATGGGTTTTTCGAACTTGACTGGAACGACTATTTTGTGCTAAAATTAAAGCAAGAAGGTTATGGTGCAGACGGTGATTTGGATGAAGAAATTGTTGATCGCTGGTTCCGTGAACTATGTGCCAACGTTGTAGTAGATGGCGATTTTGGTGGCCCTGTTAATACAGGTTCTTTAGACGTACAGACAGTTGTAAAGAAGAACAAATGACATATATTTTAGTTGATACTGCTAACACGTTCTTTCGTGCTAGGCATGTTATTAACGGCGATGCTGATATCAAACTCGGTATGGCTTTTCATATCACTCTAAATTCTATTCGCAAAGCATGGCAGCAGTTTAACGGCAGTCATGTCATATTCTGCTTAGAAGGCAGATCCTGGCGAAAAGACTATTATGCACCATATAAGCGTAATCGCTCAGATGCTCGTGCCGCATTAAATGAACGTGAGCAAGAGGAAGATCGTGTATTTTGGGAAGCCTTTGATAAATTTAAAGAGTTTATAACCGATAAAACAAACTGTACGGTTCTTCATAATTCACAACTAGAAGCAGATGATCTTATCGCAGGTTGGATACAAGGTCACCCTGATGATAATCATGTAATTATTTCTACAGATACAGATTTTGTTCAACTTGTTGCACCCAATGTAAAACAATACAACGGGGTAATGGAGCATACAATAACACATGAAGGGATCTTTGATGACAAAGGTAAATCAGTCATCGACAAGAAAACAAAAGAAGCCAAAGCAGCACCTAATCCCGAATGGCTCTTGTTTGAAAAATGTATGCGTGGTGATACCAGTGATAATGTCTTCTCAGCGTATCCAGGTGTGCGTACTAAAGGCACAAGCAAAAAAGTGGGTCTTACTGAAGCGTTCGAAGATCGTAAAAGCAAAGGATTTGCGTGGAACAATCTCATGCTACAGAGATGGACTGATCA